CTAAAATAATCGGGCAAAACTACGGGAGGTTTTATGATAAGCGGCAAAACCTATGCGGAGAAGCTGAAAGACCCACGATGGCAGAAGAAACGCCTGGAAATTTTCGAGCGTGATAAGTGGACGTGCCAGGCCTGTGGCGATACAACACAGACACTTAACGTACACCACCGTTTTTATAAAAGTGGCCTGGACCCCTGGGAGTATAACGAAGTTGACCTTGTAACCCTGTGTGATAATTGCCACGGGATTGAACGAGATCAGCGGGCAGAATGGGAGCAATCATTACTTTTGGAGCTTCGATACTCATGTTTTGTGGGGGATTTAGAAAAAATATGTTTTGCCCTGTGTGCAAAAGGAACCCTCGAATATTTATACAAGGCTGGCACAGAAATTATGCCGAAGGGGGGGGAATAGCATGGCAAGACCCGAGCGTAAAGACGTGGACTATTTTCCCTTCATTGTAAAGGACGGAAGAACCCTTTTTGTCCTGGAATCGAAGTATGAGCTGGCCGGCATAGGTTTCTTTACTAATCTGTTCCGGTTTCTCGCAAAGCAGCCGGACCATCATATATGTATTGGGGATGCCTCGGACCGCATGTATTTCTTTGCCAGGGTGAAATGTAAGGACGAAAATATGGGTATGGATATGCTCGACATGATGGCAACGACGGGCAAGATCGACGCCCCTTTATGGCGAGAAAAGAGGGTAATCGCAAGCGAGGATTTTCTTGATTCTATTAAGGATGCGTACAAAGACAGGAAAAATCCCATCATCACTATAAATGAAATACGGGCGCTTTATGCCAATAACCGAGCGGGTAATGCGGTTTCTGGTGGGGATAACGTGGCAATAACCGAGTTTCCTTCTCAAAAAGAGCCGGATAATACACATACTAAACTAAAGGATACTAAACTAAAGAAAAGCAAAGGGGAGGGATTACCCGAACGGGAAAAGAAAAAGACCGAAAAAGGAGAGTTTAATGCCTTCCTCACACAGTATGGAATAGTGATTGGAAAGATCATGCAAAAGATAACCAATCGGGTCCAGGTAAAGCATGCTACTAATTGGGCAGAAGGACACTTCCATGATGGAACAAATCGTGATGCGCTTTTACACACACTTGAAGCCGTCGTAAATTCAAAGAAGCCAATCATAAACATGTATAAGTACCTGGACGATATTCTATCGAAAGAGAATGGCAATTACAACGAACGCGAATACCAGGAAGAGCATAAAGACGATAAAGGCAGCCCCGAGGAAGATAAGAAGGCACTCGAAAGCCTGGGTAGTGTTTTGAAAGGCATTATACCGGCAGAGAACCATGACGTCACAATAAAAGCACAGTGTGGTAAGTGTAATAAATTCTATGACCATACCCTTGTTGAAAACGGCGTATGCTGTTTTTGTAATCCAGGCATCATAACAATGAAGTGCCCTCAATGCACCAGGACCGTCGGTAAGAACATTCTTAACCAGGACACAGGACTTTGTATTCACTGCGAGCCAAGAGCGACACATGGCAGAATTTAGAGAATCACAGGAGCTTTTAGAGATAGCTCAAAAACTTATAGAACGTATCGACAGGGTAGGGCATATCAATGTCAAAGAAATACTCTTTCTCGACGAACTTGAACTCACGCCAAAAGCTCTCGCACGTTGCTACAGCTTACAAGATCTACCCATCCAATTCTTTACCGACAAAAAATACTGCATTGTTGTTTATCGAGCGAATATTGATTACCTTTCCAAACCGCAACTTGTTATTTTGGTATTACATGAACTGATGCACATTCCACTATTAGGCCAAAAGACCATAGATCACGACGTTAAAGACTTCGCAGCGCTCTTAAATCTTAACTGGAATTGGACAAAACGAGGCGCAGAAGTGCCGGATATACTCGAAATAGGCTCTACGAGCGAGTTTGACGAAAATTCGCCGCTCGAGGATTGACGAGGATGAGAAAAAAGATATGGCCATGAGCATTGATACGGCAGAAATCGTAGAAAAAACAGATACGCACGAAGCCACAACGTACAGACCAAATCCAGCGGGGCGAAAGCTCCTGGAAGTTCTTTTGAATCCGGAGCATAGGTTCAAACCGGTAACTGAGATCTGTGTACTGGCAAAAATAAACAGAAGAACTTACTACCGCTTGGCGCATGATAAAAAATTTATGTGCCATTACAAAAGCGAGAGCCAGCGTTTTGTTCGTATGAGCCAGGGGCCCATGGTAAGCGCCCTGGTGAAATCCGCGGTCCGAGGAAATCCCCAAAATCTTAAAACAGCTTTAGCTATGGCCGATCTCTACAAAGAGAAGATGGGCATGGTCCTTAATCCGGATGCGAATGGAAACCCGCAGCCGGTCCAGTTGAAAAGCGACATGGAGCTGGCCGTGAAGTTTGCACGGGCCGCGCATCTATTGTTAAGTAATCCCCAGGTGGCAAAACTCATACAGGATAAACTTAATGCAAACACAAATGCTGGGAACGGAATCGATAGCGGAGATAACGCGATTGATCTCGTACCTGACGCCACAGACAAAGATTGAGCTTCACCAGGTCCTCGACGATATAGTGCCGGATTGGGGCCCGCTGCCTGGCCAGCAAAGCCTCGCGTATGAAAGCGCGGCCGATATTCTTTACTATGGCGGGGCTGCCGGCGGCGCTAAATCAGATCTGCTCCTGGGCCTGGGCCTTACGAAACATACGCTTTCAGTTATCTACCGGCGTGAATCTACACAGCTCGAAGGGCTCACGCAGCGGCTTATCTACGACATGCTCAACTCGAAAAAGGGCTGGAATGATACCAAGCATACACTTCGTCGCGGCGGCCGGCTGATACAATTCGGCTCTTGCAAGGATGCAGGTGACGAGATTGCTTACCAGGGCCGCCCGTACGATCTTGTAGGCTTTGATGAAATTACACATTTCCTCTATAGCCAATTCCGCTTCCTCATCGGCTGGAACCGTACGACGAAACCAGGGCAGCGCTGCCGCGTGGTATGCACCGGTAACCCGCCGACGGCCGCAGAAGGTCGATGGGTTATTGAGTTTTGGGCGCCATGGTTGGACCCGCAGCATCCAAACCCCGCCGCACCTGGCGAGCTCCGGTGGTTTTCAACGATCGACGGTAAGGACCAGGAAGTTGAGGACAGTACGCCGTTTGATCATAACGGCGAGCTCATAACCCCAAAATCCCGTACATTCATTCCTTCCAAAGTAACCGACAATCCTTTCTTGATGGCCACCGGCTACATGTCACAGCTCCAGGCGCTTCCGGAACCATTGAGATCTCAAATGCTCCGCGGCGATTTCCAGGCCGGCGTATCCGACGACGTTTGGCAGATCATCCCGACGTCATGGGTAGAAGAGGCCATGAAACGCTGGACGCCCGACGGTAAGAAGGGTTACATGACGTCTGCCGGTGTTGATGTGGCCAGGGGCGGCAGTGCCAACACGGTAATTGCTACGCGGTATGGCACCTGGTATCCCGAGCTCAAGAAGTTTCCTGGGTCCGAAACTCCTAACGGGGCAATCACGGCCGGCTTGATCATATCGGTTGTGCAAGACGGCGCTCCGGTCCATATCGATGTTATCGGCGTCGGCGGTTCTCCATACGATCACCTGGTATCGAACAACGTCCAGGCAATCCCTATTAACAGTGCATCGAACGAAAACCTGGAAGGGCAGAAAGACAAAGCCTCGGACCGGCTGTCCTTCCGGAACTGGCGCTCGCTTATGTGGTGGCGGTTTCGAGAAGCCCTTGACCCTCTCTTCAATGCGAACCTGGACCCCAGGCATAAAGACTATCAACCACCGGTCGCGCTGCCGCCGGACCCGAAACTCAAAGCAGATCTGTGTGCTCCCAGGTGGAAGTTGACGTCAAGCGGCATCCTGGTTGAGCCGAAGGTCGATATTGAAAAACGCCTGGGCCGATCGGTTGATGATGGCGACGCGGTGATCATGGCATGGATAGATACGCCGAAGGTTGCGCCGAAGCATGTCGGCTCGAATTGGCGGGCTCACAAACCGAAGGGCTCCTGGAGGTCGGGATGAAAGCTGACGCGACATGCAAATACTGTGGCGCGAAGCTCTAGCTGGGGAAGAGCAAGGACATTACCCCGAACTTGAGGGCGAGTGCGATCTGCATATTCGAGCGCGGCCATGCTGCATGTAAAGATGGTGTGGTCCGGTGGCCGAAGGCGCTGACAGACGAAGAGGCCATGGAAGTATTTTCAGAAGCGGATGGAGGTTGAATAATAACCGGTATAGCAAAAGTCAAAAAGGAGGACTGAGAATGGAGAAAGCATTATTTGTGATAGGTGCGTTGTTGGTAATCGCGGTGATCTGTTATTTCATTTGGCGAAACAATCCAAAGACGGTAGCCGAGGGGAAGGCCGTAGCGGCAGATGTAGGGGATGCGGCGGCCAAAGTGGCCGAGGACGTTAAAGCCGGCGTGGCCGATTTGAAGAAGTAGGAATCCAGGAGGGGGGAGGGGGTCAAGCCATGAGCATCTACTACTTCCAGCTCGGCGGTTTGCGCCGCGAGTTCCATAAGGATACCGTGAAGTTTGGGTTTAAGCCGGAGGCAGCCCATGAAGACTAACAAAGACTATTCGACGAACAGGGTCCTCGAATGGTGCTACGCCGTGTGGGTGGTCATAATGTTGTTGTTGTCATGGTTAATAACGAAAACGTGAAGGAGGGAATTGCTTTATGTTGTATCAATTAGGCGGTTTAAGCCGAGAGTACCATCACATAGCCGACCGTAACAAGGTGCCCGTAGTCTACGAGCCGACAATGGTGATTCTCAATGAGCGCATGAAAGGCCGCAGTTTCCATATACCACAGGAAGCCATGTGGAAATACATCGAGCCGAAGGATAACCAAGATGCAATCGACGCCGACCAGCGCGATTTCAACGAAATAATAAAGGCGATCAATGAGCGCTTCATCAACCTACGGGTCCGGAAGAAGATCACTCCGAAGAGTAACGCCCTGGCATGGGATGAGATAGGCCTGGAAACGTGGCAACTACAGATAGCCATGCGGGCCGCGGACTTCGCCATGAAGTCAGCCATGCGAAACAAGATGCTCCTGTGCCTGGTGTTTAACCTGTCCCTCTGTTTGCAGATATTCGAGATCACGGTTTCCGGTGATTCCATGGCCCAGCTCTTAATGTTCATCCAGGACGGACTTGACGAGCTAAAGAACATGGCGCCGCTGGAACCGGAGAAGGGCCAGGTAGCCGGCGAGGCCACGATGTACGAAGGCACTACGAAGATCGGCACCAGCGAGGTTAGGATTACGGATACTGAACTGATTACCGAGCACAGCGAAACGGAGGGGAGTGCGTGACGGAAGAGGAGTTTATCTATAACTTTATTATCCCTATACTCGTGGTGTGGTGGATGCTATGGGAATGTTTTGAGCTATGACAAAAAATCTTGCGCCGGAAGGCCGCGAAATGCTTAATGGTTTGACTTTCGTTTTGGGCCGTCAAAAAAATTCTATTGACATTCATACCCGAGCTGGTGTAGAGCATGTCCAAATAGAACCTTGTTTTACCGGTCAGATCGTTTTACATTTCAACGAAGGCGGTTTTGCCGGAGCTGAAAAAAATGTGAAGATGAAATTGAAGTAACACAGTCCAGGACAACGGAAAGCTCTCCCGCCGAGTAAGCGCCGTTCCTGTTTTTGTGGCTTATGCCACGACAGGAGCGGTTTTTTTATGGCCTCTACTCTCGATAATGTAAAAACCCAACGGACCGGAATCGCCCAGGGCGAACGCAAAAAAGAGATCGAAGGCATTGAGGTTTGGGAGAAGAAAGATAACCCACTGGACCAGGACGAGGCCCAGGAGCGGTTACGAAAGCTCATGCAGTGGCGGCGCCAGGCCAGGATAGCACAGGCCGACAACCGCACGGAAATGGCTACCGACGAGGATTTCTACGACGGTATCCAATACACGCCCGAAGATCTCAACATCTTACTTAACCGCAACCAGGCCCCCCTTGTCTATAACGTCACAAAGAACACAATCAACTGGCTGCTCGGCACCGAGCGCAAATCCCGCATAGACTACCGCATACTGCCCCGAAAGAAGAAGGGCGCTCAATCCGCGAAGATCAAGACGAAGATGTTTAAGTACATCAACGACGTCAATAAGGGCGAGTATATGCGGTCCCTTGCCTTTGAGGATTGCGTCAAGGCCGGCCTGGGATGGATAGAAGTGGGAGCCCGTAACGTGAAATGGGATGAGCCCATATTCATCCGGCGTGAAACCTGGCGTAATATTTGGTTTGACCACCTATGCCGCGAGCCGGACGGCCGCGATCAGCGATTCCTCTTCCGCGAAAAGTGGGTTGACCTGGACGTGGCCATTGGTCTGTTTCCCGAGCGTGGCGAACGCATAAAGGTCCAGGCCGAATCAGTCAATAGTATGTATCCGTATCTTCCCGACGACGTGGTTATCACCGATTATGCGTCGGAGTTTGATATGGAAAGTGATCTTTCTATCTTCTACGGCGGGCCCTGGGATGGCGCGCGGCAGCGGGTAAAGCTGATCGAGGGCTGGTACCGGATGCCGCAGCGAGTGAAGATCATGCAGATGCGTGACGAGGACACGCCCTACGGGGCCCTGGACGGCGCAATCTACCGGCCGGAGTGGGAAGAGCACAAATACCTGGTCGAAGGTAAATACTTCACGACGTACGAAACATTGAAGATGGTTATACGTCATGCCATTTGGGTAGGCAAGACGTTCTTACAAGATAGCCTCAGCCCCTATAATCACGACCGATTCCCCTTTATTCCTTTCTTCTGTTACCGCCGCCAGCGCGACGGCATGCCCTACGGCGTCATTCGGGATATACGCGACCCGCAAGACGATCTGAACAAGAGGCGCAGTAGGTCACTGTTCTTGCTGACGGCAAAGCAAGTTATCGCCGAGAAAGGCGCGGTTGATAATAAGAACGAGGCATCCGAAGAGCTGCATAGGCCCGACGGATGGGTGGACACTAACCCTGGTAAGAAGTTTGAGGTTATTACCCAGGAACAGTTAGCCAAGGAACATGTCGAGCTGGCCCGTGACGACGAGCGATTCATTCAGAATATCGCTGCCGGCACTACCGAAGAGAACCTGGGCCATGAAACCAATGCAATATCCGGCAAGGCAATCCAGGCCCGCGAATCCCAGGGGCTTACGACTTCCGGCGTGGTGTTTGACAATTACTACTTCGGCTTCCAGCTCGAGGGAGAGGTCCTTAACTCGCTGATCGAGCAATTCAAAGACAAACAGGAAGAGTTCCGCGTAACCGGCGACGAATCGAAGGATGAGTTTGTCGAGGCAAATAAGTGGAATCCGGAAACGAGAACATTTGAGAACAGCATCACGGAATCAAAGGCTGATTTCTATATCGGCAAACAGGACTTCCGCGAAACTATCCGGCTCGCGCAGATGGATAAGCTGAGTGAAATGATAATGAACTTGAGTAAGGCTATGCCGGAAGTAGCTATCAAATTACTCGACCTGGTTGTGGACTTCATGGACGACTTCGAGCATCAAGACGAAATGGTTGCCCGTATCCGCGACATTAACAAGATGCACGCTCCGGAAGATGAAATGACCAAAGAGGAACGCGAGGCCTTGAAGCAACAGAAAGAAAAAGCCCAGGCAGAGCAAGAGGCCATAAAACAGATGCAAACGGCCCTGGCCCAGCTCAACCTACAGATGGCTCAGGCTAAAGTGGACGCCGAACAGGCGAAGGCATTTAAGACAAAGATCGATGCCGTGGAAAAGAAGCTCGACGGCTTCTTGAAGGCTGTGGAAACAGCGACGGCACTTTTGGCCAATCCCGCGGCGGTTGCGGCTGCCGACAAGCTGATTAAAGAAGCAGAAGCCTCGCCAGGAGGCGGGGATAATAAAAAAGAGGAGGTACAACAGTAGTGGCGATTTCCCTTATAAATTCTACAGGAGAGGAATTGAAGCTGCCCACGAAGGCGGCGAGGGAGTTCTTTAGCTGCCCGAAAGGCATTAACAAGGTCATGTGTCTGCCGTGCTCTGACAAGATTGAACCCCAGGGCGAAGCGGCCATGACGAAAATCT